CGCCTTGGTCGCTAACGTGCGCGCCGAGGCCGCGGCTCCGGGCGCTCTACTCGTCACCGTTCGCGGCCCGGCCGGCTCGGTGGCGATCTTCCCTGATGAAATAGTCGCACGTAGCGACGACGAGCCGCTGGCGTTTATCGACAGCCGGCTCGCTGAACAATGAAAGGCCGTAGACATGACCGCTCCAGCTGACATTTACCAGGTAGCCAGCGGTCAGCCGATCTATGGCGGGCGCGCTGCGCCTGTTGTCGCGGCCGGGTTTGATGGTGTCACGTCCTTTGACAGCACCGATGGCCCGCCGACTGCATCGCAGAACGGTCAGATCCTGGTGTTTAGCCTGCACGGTTCTGGCGGCTCAAACGTCATCAACGGGCGGCAGTATCGCGCGACCGTCAGTGGGTTCATGGCCCTGTCTGGCACGACGCCTGCCAATGCCAACCTCCCCTATGACGCGCATAACACGTTTGGCTTCAGCACTGTCGTAGGCTTTGACACGACCAAGCTCGCTTCGGGCAAGTTCGTCATGCTGCGCGTGGCGGACAAGTGGGTGACAGAGAACGGGGCCGTCATGGAGTCCGCGCATGACGGATTTCTGCTCGCCGATGGCAAAGTCCACCTGGTTTCCGAAAGGCGCTATGACGCGCTGCTCGATTGGGCGGATACGAATCTGACCATGTTCGACCAGACGAAGCGCCTGATCACGGGCGGCTCGATGGGCGGCTGGGGGTCGATCTCCTTCGGCGTGCCACGGTATAACCGCTTCGCCGCGATCTATCCAGACCGCCCGCGCTGGCGCTACGGCTACACGATGGGCACCGTCTCGGTTCCAACATGGTCCAATGGGTTTGTCGCGTACCCAGTGGAAAACTCGCCGCTGCTGGCGGCAGAAGACGGTGGCAAGACCTATGGCCAACACCGCGACATGATTGCCTACGTCGCCAACACGGCGAACAAAGTCAGGTGGATCGGTTGGTGTGTCGGCAAGAACGACGGCTACACGCCATTCCAGGATCACATCGACGCCGTCGCCGCCCTGCGCGCGGGGAAAAGAGGATTCGCTTTCTATTGGAACCTGGGCGACCACTCGACCGGCTCGCAGCCGCAGCAGATCACGCAGTCCTACCCCTACGGCACCTTCGAGATCGGCAAGGGCTATCCCCTTTTCACCGATCACTCGCTAGACAAGGACCCGGCAGTGGACGATGTGGGTGGCATCAACATCGGCTTGTCGTTCCGCAACGTGGTCGAGACTTCCGCCGGCTGGTCCTGCGAAGTCACCAACGTACTCGGGGCCTGCACCGTAAAAGTCGAGCCGATCAGCGAAACCTTCCGGGTCGCGGTTGCCAAGCAGACCGTCACCATCCTCGCCGCGAACAACTGGGTTCCGGTTTCCTTCGCCGCATAAGGATAAAAACACATGGTTACTACCGTAGCTAAAACAGTCGGCACGGGCGGGGATTTTTCTACCTGGGCAGCATGGTTCGCAGCCGGCCCCAAGGACTGCACGCTGAACATCACCGCCAATACGGGCACTGGCTCCACCACTTCGGCTATCCAACTGGATGCTGCAGCCTCGGCAACTGCCGGGGCCTACATCGGCAACACGCTGACGATTGGAAGCGAAACTCGGCTTATCACTGCCTACAACGCTACCACGAAGGTAGCGACCGTGAGTTCCCTGAATGGCAGTGCCGCTGCGTTCAGCAGCGCACCGGGGGCGGGAGTGTCATACACCATCGGGCAAGTGATCTGGCAGGGTCGCCAGCTCAAGCAAAAACTGGCCACGAGCACAACCGTGACCATTTCCAGTCGAACCGTAAGCGCAACATGCTATTACGAAGCGACGACGGACACTGGCGCATCGTATGTAGATGACCCCGGTTTTGACGGGAAACCGTACCGCCTGGACCCGGCATATGCGACCGTAGAACTGACTGTCGGGGGCGCAATCGGTTTCGACATCACCATCGACTATTTCAAAATCTCGAAGCTGCAGTTTTTGAACTCGGCGGCCAGTACCAGCGCAACATACCTCTACAAGGGCAACCAGCCGAATCTCGTCATCGACCGCTGTATTTTCGAAGGGGCGTGCAACAACACCGTAGCGCGCGGCGTACTGTCGTTCGGCGGCGGTACGCTGACCAATTCGCTTATCGTGCAAAAGGCGACGGGCGATGTGGATGCCGTTATTGCCCAACTTAGCAGCGGGCCGAAAGTCTACAGCACCACGTTTGCAGCTGTGGGTGGAACGAAGTTAACATCGTCGCTTACCACCTTCTATGTCGGTACGACGTTCAAGAACGTTGCCATCATGGGGTGCGCTGCTGTTGACACGGGCGCGCTGACGCATACCGTTGTCAAGGGTTACACAGATGGCACGCAGACAGGCTGGACTACGGTCCCGTATGACAACACAGTATTCGCCAAAGTTGCTACGGATGGCACGCACGATTTCCGCCTGATCGCAACGTCGCCACTCAAGGACGCAGGAACCGCGCTGACCGGGGCAGAGTTGACCTATACCGCGACCGACGTTGGCGGGCGCGCTCGCCCAGCCGGCGCAGCATGGGACATCGGCCCGTGGGAATACAACATAGTTGACACCACCGCACCGATCCTGTCAGTTCCAGCAGCTACCGCTACCAGTGCTACGACCGCATCCGGCTCGGTGGCTACCAATAAAGCAGGCGGCACGCTGTACTTCATCGCCAGCTCCAACGCCAGTCCGCTGGCCGCAACGGTCAAGCTGGGTGGTTCTGCATCGGTGGCGGCAACCGGCGCGCAGAGCGTCGTATTCACTGGGCTGTCCCCGAGCACGACCTATTACCCGTCGTTCCTGCAGAAGGACACAGCGGGCAACGAAACCGCCGTGGCCACTGGTCCCGCGTTCACCACGCCGGCGCTTGACACCATCGCGCCAACCTGGCCGAACGGTGCATCAATCACGCCGGGTACGATCACTACGTCGTCCCTGTCGGGCAGCTACCCGGCCGCGAGCGATAACGTGGGCGTGCACCACTACGAAACCAGCAAGGACAACGGTGCGACCTGGCAGAACAACGGCACCGGCCTGACCTGGCAATTTTCTGGGCTGGCGTCGGGGACCAATTTCCCGATCGCCGTGTCCGCGGTGGACGCGCAAGGCAATCGTTCGGCGCTGCTCACGCTGTCGATGTCCACGAGTGTGGCGGCGAATTCGGCCAGCTTCAAGTCCGCCCCGCTCGAGAATAACGCAGGCATGCTCGTTGCCGCCGGCACCATGATCTCGTGGGAATGGCGCCAGGCGCGCATCGGCACGCAGGGGGCCATCATCTATGGTGGCCCCACAGCCGCCGCAGCGGATCACACGGTTACTGCGACCGGCCTGCCCGCAGGGGCTGGCGCGCTGACCACCATAAAGCTCGGCGCTACCTGGGCTGACGACGCGGTTCATTACCAACCCGGCACGGCGGCTTAAATGCTACGAAACCTGAATGTCATCAGCGCCCGCGGCCGAGCCACCCTGGGCACTCCGTTTGTAGGCAAGACCGCCGCGCAGCTGGCAAGCGCCGGCACCTCGCCCGGCCTGCTCGCCAACGACGTGCTCGCGGGCGACCCGGTCGGCTGCCTGTACCGGACATACAGCGACGCGTGGCCAACGGTCGGCAACTTCGACATCGGCGAGGACGGCGGCTTCGCGCTCACGGGGGCGCCGGACGGCACCTACACTGGACCGGAAGTCGTCACCAAGTACGACCCGGCCGTCGGCCTGTTCAGCACCGAGAGCACCACGTACAGCTTCACGATCGGCGCTCCGACGACGCCACCCGCCGACACCACTGTGCCGACGTTCGCCGCCGGCGCCGTGATCACGCTGTCTGCAATCACGTCGAGTGGGGCGCACGCAACCCTCCCGGCGGCCACCGACAATGTCGCCGTGGCCGGTTACCAGCTCAGCGTCGACACCGGCACTGCAGCCTGGAGCGACGTCGGCAACGTGCTGGCCCTGGACATCAGCAACAAGGCTGCTGCCACTGACTATACGGTGCGCTGGCGCGCCTTCGACGGTGCGACGCCGCGCAACTATTCGGCGGCGATCACCGCGCCGCTGAGAACTGCAGCGGCTGTAGTGGTGCCAGGTACTCCGATCACCGTCCCGGCATCGAGGACTGCAAAGTTTGCAGGCCGTCAGCGCGTTGCTGTATTCAGCACCCCGGCCCCAGTAACGCTGGCGAAGGGCGCGCTTGACGAACTGTGGTACGTCGGCGACTTCACGAAGGACGCGACAGATGCTGGAACAACGGCCGTCTCTGTCGATCCTGTGCCAGGCGGCGCCGCAGTTCTCGTCGCGCCGCAGCTACAGGGATCGCTCGGCGTGGTCAAACTTGGCGCGCTCGATGCGAGCGTTGCTGCGCCTTGCTTTACCTTCCGCGTCACGCTGGCGAATGGGGAGCAGGTAGACCGCACGATTAAATTCACGGTGCTGGACGATCGCACCCATGTATTCGGCAAAGACCCCGACGACAAGCGCTTCTGGGCCCTCGACTTCAGCGCAGATGCAGCGCTTGGCGCTACGTCCCTGGCATCCGTGCAGACGCCGGTAGTCGTAGGTGTCACATCGCTCGCCACGCCGACGATCAATAGCAATACCGCCATCGTGAAACTGGGTGGCCTGGATGTAGCGGGCGGCGCGAACTCCTGCAGCCTGACTGCACTGCTTGCGAACGGCGAGAAGCTCGTCAACACGATCTACTTCAAGCAGGAGGAGCACTGATGATCAACGCCGCAGAACTCGTGGCTGCGCACATGGCCCAAGATGCCGGCGGCCCGCGGGCGCAAATGAGCCAGCGGAAGGTGCTGGCGATCGGCGAGCCGGGCCCGGATCTCGCGCCCGCCATCTCGTATGTGCGCGCCCCGGAAGCATCTGGCGCGCAGTCTGCCGCCGGCCGCCCGCCGGCAATCCAGAGGAGTGCCCGATGAGCTCAAGACTGATCGTCCCGCCGGCGGAGTTGGCGGTATCGATGGAAGCTGCGCGCGCCGCCGCCCGGGTAGACGTCGACGAAAACGGCGTTTCGGCGCTGGATGCTCAGATCGAGCAGGCCGTACGTACGATCACCGAGAAGGCCGAGCACGAGACCGGCCGCGCGTTTATCGAGCAGACCTGGCGCTTGACGCTAGACCGCTTCCCGGCGGCGCCGCGCGGCGGCTCTGGAGCTGTCCAGCTGTCGAAAGCCCCGCTGGTGTCGGTCGAGCATGTGAAGTTCTATGACCTCGACGGCATACAGCAGACCCTGGACCCGCAAGACACCCTGCTGGACGCCGAGAGCGAGCCAGGCTACGCCGTTCCCGCGCCTGGGCTGGCGTGGCCGGCAACCGCGGATCGCATCAACGCTGTCGAGGTGCAGTTCGTGTGCGGCTACGGCCCGACGCACGATAGCGTTCCGGATGCGATCAAGGGTTACATCCTGGCGCATGTGCAGCAGCAGTTTTCGCCGGTACCGAACGCTAAGCCTGAGAACTTCGACCGCCTGTTGGATCGTTATCGGATTTATCTCTAATGAACCATCGAATCACACTGCTGAGGCGCCAGGACGGCACGAGCGCCGCCGGCAGGCCGTCTACGACTTGGGCGGACGTCGCCACGGTCTACGCTGACGTCCGATTCCAAAGCGGCGCCGAAGTAGTGCGGGGTGGCGCCGATATGTCGATCAAGCGCGCCTCGATCCGGGTCCGCACCCGCAAGGATGTCGACGCTGGCTGGCGAGTACGCTATGCCGGCGAGGTGTATGAGGTCAAAGGGCCGCCGCTTCCGGATGTCGATCGTCAGTTCATGTTCGTCGTCTGCGAGGCGGCCAAATGAGCATGCTCTCGGTCGACATGGCGAGCCTGGATTCGATGCTCGACGCAATGGGTGACCGCGCAGAAGTCGCGGCCCGGCCGGCGGCACAGGCGGCATCGCAGGTGCTGTACGAAGAGGTCAAGCGCAATGTCTCGGCCATCCCGCACAAGTCCGGGCGACTGGATCAGGCGATCTACCAGGTCTACTCGCAATCGAACAGCGCCGAGGGCAGGGCGACTTATCACGTTAGCTGGAACGTCCGGAAGGCGCCGCACGGCCACTTGGTGGAGTTCGGGCACATCGCCCGGTACGTGACCTACGTTGGCCGCGACGGTAACTTCTACACCGCCAAGCGCCCGGAGGCTCGAGGTAAGCCGAAGCCGCGCCGCGGCGCCTCGCAGGCAGAGAAGGATGCCTACTACGTGCCGCTGGCAGCGCCGAGGCAGACACTTGCTGTCGCATTCGTACGCCGCGCCCAGGTGAAGTTCCCGCAGGCGCTTGCAGCTGCTGCCGATGTGCTGCAGAGGGAGATTCAATAATGACGCTCGAAGATAAGCTCGCCGAGGCGCTGCGCACGGTGTGTCCGCGCGTGTTCCGCGGAACGGCGCCGGTAGGGACCGAGCGGCCGTACATCACTTACCAGCGTCTCGGCGGCCAGTCGGTCAACTTCATCGACAACGCCATCCCAGACAAGCGCAACGCCCTGGTGCAGGTGAATGTCTGGGGCGGCGATCCAGACGCGCTGATCCAGCAGATCGAGCTGACGCTGCGCACGGCAACCGATATGCAGGCAGAGCCCCAAGGTGAGTCGCGCGACGCTGACGAGCCGGATATGGAGCTGGCAGGAGCCAGTCAAGACTTCGACATCTGGGCAGACCGCTAAGTCGCCCAAGCCTTAAACCGAGCCGCCCCTAGAAATACGGGCGGTTTTTTCATGCCCAAAACGGGCGCCATTGCCCGGTCTCCGGGCTTTTTTTACGACTGAAAGGCCCACATGCAGCTGCCAAACAACATCGCGTTCGCAGTAGCGAGCGTTTTCGCAACCAGCGTCAGCGTCACTGCTGCCACCAACGCAACCGAGGCGGTGCTGACCGCAACCAATACCTTCGCCGCCGGCGATTTCGTGGAGTACACGGGCGGCTGGAGCAAGGCCACCGGCCGCATCTTCCGCGTCAAGACGCCCACCGGCACGAACTTCGTGCTCGAAGGCCTGGACACGACCGACGTCAACCTGTTCCCGGCCGGCGCCGGCGCGGGCTCCGTGCGCAAGGTCACCACCTGGGTGCCCATCACTGGCGTCGTCAGTGCCGACATCTCGGGCGGCGACGGCAAGACCCAGGAGGTGAACCTGCTCGACAGCGACATGCCGATCATGCTGCCCGACGGCTTCAGTGCAACGAGCGTCGCCATGACGATCGTCGACGAGCCGACCAAGCCGCACCACGCCGCCCTCAAGGCAATCTCGGACGGCGTGAAGCTGACCGCGCTGAAGGGCGTGCTGCCCAATGGCGGTGTGCTCCTCTATGGTGGCTACTGCTCGTTCAACGAGTCCCCGAGCCTGGCGAAGGGCAGCGTGATGGCTGTGAAGGCGACTTTCTCGCTACAAAACAAGGTCGTCCGCTACTAATCAGTTTTGCCAGCCGGCGCTCAATAAGGTCGGCGCCGGCCTTTACGCCTGCAGGTAGCTCCTGCAGGCCTTTTTACCCCCCCCCTTGAAAGACAAAAAACCATGGCACAGAAAATCAGGTTGGGCGCCCGCCCGAAATCGTTTGTCCGCACCATCACCTTCCCAATGATCGAGGGTGGCGAGGGCTGCATGGAGCTGACGTTCAAGTACCGCAGCCGCAAAGAGCTCGCCAAGCTGACCGATGAGGTGCAGGCAGCGGCCCAGGCGCAGCACGAAGCCGACATCGCAGCAATCAAGGCAAAGGCGGAGAAGAGCGAGTCGATCGAGCCGCTGAAGCAGGTCGACCTGCTGGATCGTGACGTCTCCCTGCAGGTGGACTACCTGATGCAGGTGGTCGAGGGCTGGAACCTGGACGAGAAATTCGACCGCGCCGCCGTCGAGCAGCTGGCGGACGAAGTGCCGGCCGCCATCGGCGCCGCAATCGAGGCCTACCGCAAGGCCATCAACGAGGGGCGCCTGGGAAACTCGTAAGCGCTGCCCGGGCCATGTTCACGCCGGCGCCAAGTGAGCATGAACTCGAGGCGGCCGGCCTGACGCTTGCTGACTTTGAGGGCGAAGCAGTCGAGGTCTGGCCTGAGAATCAGCGGGCCTACTTCCTGTTTGCGTCGCTTCAAACGCAATGGCGCGTCGGCGCGGGCGGCGCATCAGGCCTGGACTTCATGGTGGCATACAGCCGGATGGATCGAATGGGCCTGGCGCCGGAAGAGTATGAGGAGCTAGATCAGGACCTTCAAGCGATGGAGCTGGCTGCGCTGGCTGCGATGCACGTGAAGGAGTAGGGTTATCCCCGCTTAGGTTGCATGGCACTCTCCGCGTCGTCCATCAAGTACTTAATGTCGGCGTTGATGTGCTCGCCTCCGCGAAGGCGCCCAAAGTAGCTCATCGCGCCGCGGGTTGCGGCCATGCTCTCCATCATCCTTTTTTGTATCTCGCTCGGCGATTTAACGAGCTCCTCTGCCTCATGCAGCATTACCTCGATCTCCTCTGCGAACCCTGGGTCCGTCTCCTCGACAAGCGGGAGCACTCGTTGAGCAATGAGGCGGAGGCTGCGAACAACAGTCGTCGTCTCCGTTTCTGCTCCGAGTCGCGCAGCATTGGCAACGGCCAGCGACATCGTCAGACGGACTAGAGTGTCGACCAGGTCGGGCGGCACTGAGGTTGAAAGAGACTCCTCGAGGCGCTGGACGATCTCGGCGTTCATGCTGCGGCCGTTTTGCTTGGCAAGCTCGGCGATGCGGTCCCGCATCTCTTCGGGAAGCCTCAGCTTCATTTGGGGGTCTTCTCTTGTCATAAAAGTGAGAATAATGCACCACGGTGGTGTTGACAATGGAACCACCGTGGTTTATGCTTCTTCACATGGACCACGGTGGTTCAGACAAGGAGGAAAGATGGAAGGTGCTAGGGAGTTCCCGAAGATGATTTTGAGGATGCCTCTTGACGTGAAGGAGCGTCTTCAACGCAGTGCAAAGGTCTCGCTGCGCAGTATGAACAGCGAAATCGTTGGCCGACTTATCCGTACGCTGGATGAGGACGACGCTCAGAAAAATGAGCAGCAGAAATGAAAAAGCCCCAGACGATCTTGGCGGAGGATCTGGGGCTTTGGTTCCTAAACTTTGGAAGGGAAGGAATGCGATGAAGACTAACACAAGAAACAACGTTCCGCAATCGGTAGGTGCCAGCAATCTGCCGCCAGCGCAGCGTCAGCTGCTCAGCTTTTTCAACTCGATGAACGCAGACGCCCAGGAGTTCATAGTCAGAGTGGCCGAGAACCACGCTCGCGTCTTCCCGCGGGAACGGCCGCAGCTGCGCATGATTGCTGGAGGTGCAGCGTGAGCCTGTTTTTCGAAGTCGCAGAGCGCAAAGTCGGCGGCGAAGCTGTCGCCACCGTGAATGCCCGCGCGCTCCATGAGTACCTTCAGGTGGGCCGAGATTTCTCGACATGGATTAAGGACCGGATCGAGCAATACGGCTTCGTTGAGAATGTAGATTTTGTTTGCTCCCCCATTCCGGGGAGCGGGCGCGGCGGGGCAAACAAAAAGGACTACCACCTAACCATCGGCATGGGCAAAGAGCTCGCGATGGTCGAGCGCACCGACAGGGGGCGCGAAGTTCGCCAATATTTCATCGCCTGCGAGAAGATCGCCCGCGGCCACGGGACGGCACCCGATCGAAAGCGCCTCCGCCACGAGGCGGCCGTAACTTGCAAGGCCATGAACGAGATGCTCGTAATGCGGCGCCAGCAGGACGGGAAGGGGTGCGCTGCTCATCACTTCATGAATGAGGCCAGGCTGATCAACCACGTCCTGATCGGAAAGTTTCAGGGCGTCGATCGTGACTCGCTCACCGTCGAGCAGCTCGACTTATTGGCGAAACTTGAGATGCAGAACCTGCTTTTCATCGCCTCCGGCCTGAGCTATGCCGAGAGGAAGGAAAAGCTTGCAACGACGGCGCAGGGGCTACTCCCAGGCGCGCCCGAGGCTGCCGACGAGGAAGGGGCGCAAGCATGACGGCCAGCGCACAACTCGACCAGGTAGTGGTACTGATCCGCGCAGGCGAACTCGCGATGGAGTTCTATCGCGCTCAGGATAGCGCGTCGCAGGCGCGCGAGGAGTACTACGCCCGCATCAAGGAGTACGAAGAGATCTTCAACGACGGCGAACGCATCCACCCCATGTCCGACGAGGTGCGAAAGTACACGGAGGAAGAATTCCTGACGTTCGAATCCGCTAAGAAGAAAGCATATCGCGCCAAGCGCAAGCTGCTCCAGGCATGCGCCAAGATGGCTGCGGGAGGCGCCGAATGATCGGGCGAGAATCCAGCCTGTCGGCAGAGCGACTTCGCGAGTTAATGGACTATGACTCCGAGTCAGGAATTTTTACCCGAAAAGTCCAGTTATGTAATCGTCATAAAGTTGGCGACCGCGCGGATTTTCAGGTGGGCTCCGGGTCCGCAAAGGGCTACTGCAGAGTTACGGTAGATGGGAGGCAGTACATGGCGCACAGGCTGGCATGGCTCCATGTCTATGGCGCTTGGCCGTCTCTCGACATCGACCATATAAACGGCATCCGCTTTGACAACCGGATTGAAAACTTGCGAAACGTAACGCCGGGGGTGAATCTCGAAAATATTCGCAACCCCAGGGTCGACAATAAATCGGGATTTCTTGGCGTGCACTCTCACTATGGCAGATGGCGCGCTCGACTTGTGGTAGGCCGTCGCTCCATCCATGTCGGGTGCTTCGACACGCCAGAAGAGGCGCATGAAGAGTACTTGAAGGCAAAGCGAAAGCTTCACAAGGGCTGCACAATCTAGCGCGATCAGCTGCACGCACCGCCCCTAAATAAGGCGGTTGTTTGCATTGAGGTAATATATTCGCTCTTTCACCCAGGAGGAGCGATGAAACGCCTGTTAGCCATTGGAGTTGCTTTAGTTTCAGCGGCAGCTACCGCGCAAGTTAGCACTTGCAAAGAGCCTGAATACGCGTTTTTGAGTGGGGCCACTAAGCCAGAGTTATCCGATGAGTACTGCTACATGAGCAGGAAGGCGGCGTCGAACGACAGGGCGCGCGAAAACGTAAAAGTCGGAATCAAGGAAAAGCATGAGCTCCGATTGGACACATCTTTAGAGCAGAGTCAAACAGCTGATCTGTCGCGCGCCACGATGGCCTGCAAAATCGCAGCGAACGCGATTGAAGCAGCGCTGTCGCGCCGCTTTAAGAGTAGGCCACCATCCTGTAGATAGATTTTAGAAATTCCACAAAGCCAGCCTCCGAGCTGGCTTTTTTTTATGGGTGAACGATATGTCGACTGAAGAACGGCGGGTACAGCTTGTAGCCGAGGTAGACACAACCCGCACCCGAGCTGGCTTCCAGGAGATCGGGCAGCAGGCCGGGCAGATGGCGCAGCAAGTCAGCCGTGCAGGCGACCAAGCGGAGCGCGCTGTTGCCGGCATGGGCTCGGGCGCCACCACGTCCTCAAGGAACATCGAGGCGGCACAGCGCAATATCGTCCAGGCGATCCAGCGCACGACGATTGCCATGGAATCCGGCGGACGGCAGACCGCGGCGTATTACGAGATGCTGGCCCGCCAACGCGGCATTGACCCAGGCGTCCTTGCGCCCTACCTGAGCCAGCTGCGCACCGTGGAGCAGGCTCAAGCCCGCACCGCAGCTTCGGCGGGTGCCTCGGCCGCGCAAATTGCAAATGCTATGCGCATGGTTCCGGCTCAATTGACCGACGTCGCAACGCAGTTGGCCGGTGGACAATCGCCGTTCATGATCGCCCTGCAACAGGGTGGGCAGATGAGGGATGCCTTCGGCAGCATCCCGGCGACCCTTCGCGGCGTTGGAGCATCTCTCCTAGGGTTGGTGAATCCCATTAGCGTCACTGCGGTCGCGCTCGGCGCAGTCGCCTACGCGTACAACGAGGGCAGCAAGGAGGCGGGTGCATTCAGCCGCGCGATCACGATGTCGGGTAATGCCGCAGGAACGAGCAAGGACCAGCTTGCGGATTACGCGCGCGCGATCGGTAAGACCGTCGGTACGCAGGGCGATGCCGCCGCGGCCCTGGCAGCGCTTACGGAGACCGGCAAGGTCGGCAACGAAAACATGAGGCAGTTCGCGGCCACTGCCGTGGGCGCACAAAATGTTCTTGGTCGCAGCATAGCCGATACGGTTTCGGAGTTTGCCGAATTGGGCAAAGCACCGCTCTCGGCGCTCGACAAAATCAATGACCGGTATCACTCGGTAACGGCCGCGACGTATGCCCAAGTGAAGGCCCTGCGGGACCAGGGTAAGACATCGGAGGCGGCCAGCCTCGCACAGCAGGCATACGCTGATGGAATCGATAAGCAGCGACAGAAAGTCCTTGATAGCCTGACCGACTGGGAGCGCGGCTGGATCCGTATTAAGAATGCGACCTCTGGCGCCTTGGATGCGGTTTTGAACATCGGCCGCGGCCCGACTAATTCGCAGAAGCTGGATGCACTGCAAAACGTGCGCGACACGCTCGAGTCGAATTTGGCGCGCGCCAACGAGATGCGTGACACGCGATCGGCCGCTGCGTACCAAAATCTGCTTGACCAGAACAAAGGCGAGATCAATGCGCTTCGAGCAAAAATAGATACCACGAAGGCGGTTTCCAAGGCGGAGGCCGATGCCGCCGAGGCTACCCAGGCGCGCAATACCTGGCTGACCGACGGCGACAAATACCTTGAGCGATCGGCCCAGGCAGAGCGGGAGCTGACGAAGGCCCGAAATGAGGGTGCAAAAGCATTTGCGGACAAAGACCCGGTAACGCGGGAAAAGCTGATCAATGATCGCCTGATCGAGATCCGTAAGCAGTACGCGGACGTCTATAACGCAACGATCGAGTCGAACATTGCAGCCCTGCAGCGCCGGGAAACGGTCGAGGAGCTGTTGGCACAACGGGCGTTGGCCCGTATCCAGTCGCAGCGCAACCTCGGTGGAATTAGTGAAGATCAGGCGATTAAGGAGGCAGCCAAGGTCGAACTCGCAGTTATCGACCGGAACATCGCTACGAAACAAGCCGAGCTCGCACAGATTCAAAAGAAGGTCTTCAGTACGCCGGTCCAGAGAGATAAAGAGCAAAAAGATAAAGAAGCTGAGATCAGCGATCTTCGCATTCAGCGCGGTACTCGCGAAGAAAAGTTGCAGAATGACCTAGCGGAATCTCAAGACCGCCGCCGCCAAAGTTCCGAGGCCCTGTACACGGCCGGCATCGTCGGCGCCACCGCGGAGCGCAACAGCCTTCTCGCGCAGGTCGAGGCCCAGTTCCAGGCGAATCAGGAAATCGGCTTGGGGGCAAAGCAAGTGGCCGAACTGCAGGCGGCACGGCTTTATAGCGCGGCCGCCTTGAAGGATGAAACCGCTGCCATGCAGGATGCGACCCCCGAGGGCCGCCAGCTCGCGGAGATCTATCGTGATCAGGCGCAGCAAATGCGCGATCTTGCTGACGCCCGGGTTCGCGGTGCTGCGAAGCAGGAGCTTTACGAGAAGCCCATCCAAGACCTGAATGCGATGGTAGACATCCTGTCTGCTCTCGACCAGGCAGCGCAGTCGGCGGCACAGGGGATGGCCCAGTCGTTCGGCACTGTTGGCCAAGCGATTGGCGGCATGACAACGGCGCTGACCGGCTATGAACGCACCCAGGCAGCGATCGCCGCCCAGTTGGCAAACGCCACTCGCGACGCGCACGGCGACCCCGCAAAGATCGCCCGCGCAAACACGATGGCCGCCGAGGCATCAGCGCAAGCGCAAATCAGAAGCTATGGCGACATGGCCAGCGCCGCAAAGGGCTTCTTCGATCAGAACTCGAAGGGCTACAAGGTACTTGAGGGCGCCGAGAAAGCCTATCGCGCGGCCGAGATGGTCATGGCCCTTGAATCGATGGCGAAGAAGATCTTCTTCAAAGAGACCGAGGTCGCCGCGAATACGACCCTGAACGCCGCCAAGCTGACCGGCGAAGCTGCTACGACCGCCGCCTCGACAGGCCTGGCAGCGACCGAGGCAAGCGCCTGGGGCGTTACGGCGGTGGTGAAGTCACTCGCATCGTTGCCGTTCCCATGGAACCTTGCGGCCGGCGCGGCGACCTTGGCCGCGGTGGTAGCTGTCGGTGCAAAGATGGTCGGAAACCTTGGGGGCGGCAGTAGTATCAGCGTTTCTGAAGAGCGCCAGAAAACGCAGGGAACGGGTTCGGTCCTTGGCGATGGTGACGCAAAGTCCGAATCGATGAAGAGGGCGCTTGAGGCGGTCGAGAAGAACACGTACCAGGATCTCGCGATCAACAACAGCATGCTCGCCACCCTGCGCAGCATCGACACCAACATCAGCAGCTTTGCTGGTCAGCTGGTGCGCAGTACGGACATCACGAATCCCGATGTTGGCAGCCTAAACAGCAACAACGGGCTTGGGAAGTCGATTGCTTCGTGGGGCCTCGGCGGAATTCTTGTCGGCTCGCTGCTGGCGAAAATTCCAGCTTTGGGCAATATCTTCGGGAAGGTCGGGACGTCAATCTTCGGCGGCAAGCAAAGCGTCGAGGACTCGGGCTTCAAGATGGACTCGGCCAGCCTGGCAAGCATTCTGGAAAATGGCGCGCACGCCTTCCAGTACGCGGACATCAAGACGTCTGGCGGCTTGTTCCGCAGCGATAAGCACGGCGAGCAATCCAATCCGCTGAGTGATTCGGCGAACCAGCAGTTCACCGCGATCATCGAATCGCTGGCCGACAGCGTCAAGACGGCCGGCGATCTGCTTGGCCTCTCGAGCGATGACTTCACCAACAAGCTCAACAGCTTCGTGGTCGACATCGGCCGCGTGAGCCTGAAGGACTTGAAGGGCGACGACCTGCAGAAGGCATTGGAATCGGTCTTCTCCAAGCTCGGCGACGACATGGCGCAGTATGCCGTCGGCGGCCTGAAGGGTCTCCAGCAGGTTGGCGAAGGCTACCTCGAAACCCTGGTGCGGGTCGCTTCCGAATATCAGACGATCGACGTGGTATTCCAGTCATTCGGCAAGACGTTCGGCGAGGTGGGGCTGGCATCGATCGGTGCCCGCGACCGCCTGGTTCAGCTGACTGGTGGCCTGGACAAGTTCACCAGCCAGGGTGAGTACTTCCTGACGAACTTCTTCAGCGAGAAGGAGCAGTCGGCTGCACTCAAGGCCCGGATCGATCCGACGTTGGCGCAGTATGGCTTGTCGACGGCCAGCGAGAATGCCAACAAGGTGTTCCGCGACTTCATCGTCTGTCTCGATACGACGACCGAGGCGGGCGCCAAGGCTTATACCGAGCTGATGACGATCGCTCCAGCGTTCAAGGCGGTAACCGATGCGCAGCAGGATGCGCTGGACGAGCGAAAGGATCTGCAGAACCAGCTCGATGAGCTGACGATGTCATCCACCCAGCTTCTGACCAAGCAGCGTGACGCGCTCGATGAGAGCAACCGTGCGCTGTTCGACCAGGTGCAGGCCATCAAGTCCATGAAGGATGCGGCAAGCTCGCTGCTGGGCAACGTCGACAACTCCTTCTCAGTACTCCAGAAGGTCGTCGGCCGCGAGAAGGCCGCGGTACAGGTGAGCGTTGATGCGCACACCGCAGCCTTCACCAAGCTGCAGTCCCTGTCGCAAGCGCTTCACAGCACGCTCGACTCGCTGAAGTCTCCGGACCAGAAAGCGATGGATCGCGCCGTCGGTCAGGCGCAGATCCGCGCCGCGCTGGCGATCGCAAAGGCCGGCGGCCCGCTGCCAGATGCCGACAGCCTGAAAGGTGCACTCTCGGCCATTCAGCAGGATGCTTCCTCGCAGTTCAGTAGCTACACGGACTACCTGCGCGATCTGTACCAAACCCAAAACGACATCGCAGCACTGGGCCAGGTAACAGATAGCCAACTGTCGGTCGAGCAGAAGGCGCTCGATGCAGCGAAGGAGCAGTTGAAGTCTCTCGACGGCATCCTGGATAACGCCCAGTCGCAGATCGACGTCCTCAAGGGCATCGATACCAATGGGTTGACCTTGGTGCAGGCAATGCAGGCGCTGACTCAGGCAATCGTTGGAGCGCAGAGCAACCCGATCGTAGGTGCGACCGCCAGCATCAACCAGGCGTATCAGCAGTACCTAGGCAGGGCGCCCGATGCCGAAGGTCTCCAATGGTGGCAGAACGCCGCCGCCAGCGGTGCGCCGATCGATCAGATCGTCGATGGCATCTCGCATTCGACGGAGGCGGAGCTCAACAAGCTCTACCAAAGTGTGCTCGGCAGGGCCCCTGATGCTGAGGGCCTGGCGTTCTGGATGAAGGCTTACGGCCCTCAGATGGACGATGCCGAGCGGGCTGACTGGCTGAAGGACGCCATGGCGACCGATGAGTACAAGAAGCTCAAGGGCATTCCGGGCTTCACCAATGGCAGCCTGTTTGGCGGCGGCGCCCGGATCGTCGGTGAGGATCGCCCGGAAATCGAGGTCACCGGCCCGAGTCGGATCCTGAGTGCTCAGGAGCTGACCAGGCGCTTAACCACGCCGGCGCAGGATACCGGCGCGCTCGTGGCTGAAATCAAGGCACTGCGCGACGAGGTCAAGCAGCTCCGCGAAGCGAATAGTGCAGAGAACCGCGCGATCGCCAAGGGGGCACTGGAAACTGCCGGGCACCTGGATGGCGTGGTGAATGGCCAGATCACTATCTCAACGAAAGCGGTTACCGCATGATTACTGTTGATCCTGTAACTCTGGGCGACGTCACCTGCACGCGCGCCACTTCGGCACCGTACTACGACCGAAATGGTGTGCAGCAGATGGCGCTGCCGAATACGCTTCGAGTGACCTACGATCCGGCCGATCTGAGCAAGGCCCCGTATGCGTTGCTCGACGCAGGGGAGGTGATCAGCCCGGGCGCCGGCGTTGTGTATTCGAATGTGCCCATCCCTGAGCGGACATATACCATCGGCGCAACCTTTATCAAGGACGAACTGGCATATGACCCAGTCACGCACAACGTATTCCAGTCTCTGGCCGCCAACAACACCGGCAAGGCGCTGACCGATACAACAGCCTGGACACCGCGCGGGGCAACGAACCGCTGGGCGATGCTGGATCAGTACAACAACACCCAGACCACGAACCCGGACGAGATACTTCTCGTGGTGTCGCCGCAGGCAATCAGCCGGGGTCTATACCTGGGTAACCTGTTTGCGGACGAAGTGCGCATCAGCGTGGTCGACAAGGTGGAAGGGCTGGTCTATAGCGAGACGCTGTCGCTGGTCGAGTCGACGTCTGGCTCGAGCTTCTTCAACTGGGGCTTCAAGCGCATTAAGCGCCGGGACTATTTCGGAACGTTGAAGCTGCCGCCATACGCGAATGCCCTTGTCACCATCTGCATTCGCAAGATCGGTGGTGTGCCTGGGTGCGGGATGTGCGCCGTTGGCCCGGTGGATGAGTACGGCCCCACCCTTGCGGGCCTGTCGACAGAGGGTAAGGATTACTCGTCCACCACGTTCAACTTCGACGGCACCAGCAGTACGGTGATCAGGCCCTACGCCAAGCGTATGACCTGTGATGTGATAGTCGAAAACGACCAGATCGACTACCTGCAAGCGCGACTGTTCGAAAGCCGACAGAAGCTGCAAATCTGGTTTGGCGGGCGATACGGCAGCACGATCGTGGCCGGCCGCTACGGCAGCTTCAAAGTCGTCATTCAATATGCGACTCGGTCGCTCATAAATTTCACCATCGAAGGAGCCGTCTAATGGCGATTACCGCACTCATGGACCCGGCGCAAATGCCGAATCGATCCATGGACCAGCAGACGTTCGACAACGCCTTCGCGGCTTTGGTGGCGAATCTCCCGCTGCGTGGGCAGCAGGAGAACGATCTGGCCGCAAATATGACCGCCGCCGCAGCAGGCGGCGCCTACGCCCTGTCGTACACCTTCGACCCGACCACTGCCGACGCCGACCCGGGCGTAGGCAAATTGCGTCTGTCGAGCGCGACCCAGAACGCCGCCACGGTGCTGCGCCTCGACACCACCTCGGGTGGGTCGGATGTTTCCAGCATCCTCGACACGTTCGACGCGTCTACAGGTCAGACGAAGGGCGCAATCCGGCTCACCAAAATGGGTGACCCGAGCAAGTTCCTGCTTTTCAACGTAACAGCGCGCACGGCGCCGACTGGCTACCGCAACATCTCCGTGGTGAACACCGGCGGCAGCTCAGCCAGTCCATTCGTCAACGGCGACACGCTGATGCTCTTCTTCCAGAGGGCGGGCGACCAAGGCGCGGCCGGCTCGTTGACGCAAGTGCTGTGGGTGAACGACGAGAAGGCGTCCGGAACGCCTGGCGGCGATGGGGCGCAAGGTGCGTACGTGGTTCGCGTGCTCAACACCGTGAAGAAGAACAGCATCACCGGCGCCACTGTCGCCAGCAATCAAATCACCCTGCCTGCTGGAACGTACAGGTTAGATGTGATAGCTCCATCGGCGGTGTCCAGTAGCCATAAGGTCTACTTTCACAACGTCACCGATGGGGCGACCGTGGCAGGGGGAAGCTCACAATACGGCGGCAGCGGCGGAAATACCCTGTCAATTATTGGTAGGTCAGAATTTACGATAGCCACGGCGAAAACGTTTGAAGTCCGCCACTGGATTGGCACGAACATTACTTCCACTGGACTAGGAAGCCCTGCCTCCACCGGTCAGGCCGAGGTATTCACCCAAGTCTTTATCGAGAAGGTGTCGTAATGAACATCAACGAATCGCAAGCGCTGCGCTACGTCACCTACCTGACCGACGGCACCCTCGACGGATGCTACCTGCAGGATCCGCCTGAAGCGCACCTCGACCGCATGATCGTGGTTGGCGAGGACGTCGCCGCTGCTTGGGTCAACTACCGCGCCAACGAAGCGCGCGACGGCATCGAGCCGGTGCCACCAGCCGCACCTGCCCCGGTCGACCTGGCCGCACTCAAAGCCGCGAAGAACGAGCAGATCAACGCCTGGCGTGCTGCAGCCAATATGTCGACTTTCCCGCACGCCGGCAAGCAGATCGCATGCGATGCGCTGTCCCGCTCGGACATCGACGGCGTGGCGAACAATATTTCCCTGTCTGGCGGCTTTCCAGCGGGATTTCCGATGGCATGGAAGGCCACCGACAACACCTTCATCGAGCTGGCTGACGTGGATGCGTTCAAGGACATGTACACCTCGATGACGGCGCAAGGCACGGAGAACTTCAACCACGCCCAGGCTCTCAAGGCG